GTGTATGATGAATACTATGGACGCAGCCAAACACCTGTGGAATACGCGCCACACATCTTGAGCCGTGGTAAAGATGTGCCCGTGGCTTGGCCACCAGACGGACAGCGCAAGGGCTATACAGAAACCACCTCAGCCATACACGAACTCACCAACAGATACGGTATCCGCACACTCAACGAACCTTTTACCAATCCTGACGGATCACGCGGCATTGACTATGGCCTGCAGTATATGATACAGCAGATGCGTATGGGCAGGTTCTTTGTGAGCCCGCACTGTAGGCAACTGATAGATGAAATGCGCCAATATCACACTGAACGCACAGCAGCAGGCAGGATCAACTTCCGTGGCTCAGATCACGGCATTGATGCACTACGCTATGGCGCACTCAGCATAGAACGCTACGGGCAAAGTTCAATGGAAGCAGAAGGTATAATGAGCCTGCAGGAATATCAGCAGATAGAACGCCAATTGAACACCTGGCAAGTAAATACGTATTAAAGGATTCGTATGACACAAGAAACTCAACAAGAAGGTCAAGACATCAACACCAACACGCCCCGGTTAGAGGCCAAAGCGCCACCCGAGCGTGTGAATCACATCAAACCCAGGCCCCAGGCTGACCTAGTGCCGCAGCGAGCCAGACCACACAGCCTAGTGCTAAATAAACAATAATCAAAGGTCATTGACTCTATGGCAATCCAAAAAACACCACCACAGCCCTTGGGCCCTGTGATACAGAATCGTAACTACGTTGACAACAAAGACTTTCGTGACTCAACATTCCTAAATCAGATCAAACAGTGGATCGGTGTGGCCATCAACGTGTATGCTGACACAGTATCAGTGGTGCGTAGAGAAAATGACACCTTTTATGATGGCGTGCCCGCAGATAGATTACGTCCCAATACCAACGGACCCAAGGTCATATTGAACGATGTGCAGCCTGCTGTGGATCGTGTGGTGAGTCAAGTGGCTGCTGCTTTCTTTGATGAAAAGAGTGTGGAAGCCTGTGCCATCAATGATGAAGACATTGAAGCTGCCGAGCAGGCCACCAAGATGGTGCGCAATCAGTTGTTCAATGCCAATGAAGGCAAAATCATATTACGTGATTCCATCAAGAGTGCAGCCAAGTATCCCTTTGGTGGGGTGTTGCGTGTGTATCGTGATGCACGCAAGAAGGTGTTTGAGCACAGGATGGATATACCTGCTTATGATGAGCAGGGCAATCCGCTAATATCTGGCCTGGAAGGTGCTGAAGCAGCGGCCCGAGTGATAGCAAGAGAAAACACACAGGAAGATTTCGTTGAATGGCGCTTGATCAAGGTGCGAGAAGAGATTTTTGCAGAAGAAATAGAAACAGAATCTGTTGGTCAAGAACAACTCCAGACTGACACAGCAGCCGAGGTGCGTATGGAAACACGCAGACAATACACTGCCACCTACGAAGTCACACGCCATTCAATACATTATCCCATCCTGGTAGTGCCACCTGAAGAGTTCTTGATGGACAAAGAAGCCACCAATGTGCATACTGCCAAATTCATATGCCAGCGACGCTTTATGCCCAGGACCGACATCCTTGAGATGTGGCCTGATGCTAGAGCCTTTCCCGAAGATTTAGGTTCAGTGGCCACAAGTTACAACACCAACTTCTCCAATGAAAAGCAGTATCGCCGCCGTGTTCACAATACTCTGAACATCACATCAAGACCAGCCACCTTTGATTCAACTATGAAGGTTTGTATGGTAATAGAAGGGTATATCCGATATGACTATGACGGTGACGGCATTGCTGAGTGGCGCCATTTTGCTATTGTTGATAACACAATCCTGGAAAATACTTACTGGGACGGACCAATCCCTATCATACTTCCTAACCTTAATCGTGATCCTCATCGTCCTGACGAAATCACTATCGCAGAGCGTGCCAAAGATTCTACCTTGATCAAGACTGCTATGATCCGCGGTGATGTCAAAGCACAGCAGGATCGCACCAATCTGCAGATCATTGCCAAGTCAGGCGCTTTCCCACTCACAGGACAGCGCAAGCTGATGGAAGGTGCACCTGGCATCATACCTTATGGTCAGAATGAACAAGGCCAGGCCTTGGCCATATCCGGACCGCTAGCAGATTCCATCCACGTGATCCAGAAACCCGAACCCAGCCAGGCCACACAGAGCCTGCTGAGTATGGTTGACACACAGCGTGCCAATCAAGTGGGTGTGAACGCACTGAATGATCAAGTGGCCAGGCAGATGCAAAGCACCAACCCTGCTACCAATGCTATGATACAGCAGCGCAGCCAAGACATACAGGTAGAAGACTACATTATGTGTTACGGTGAAACAGCTGTGAAACCCTTGTTCCGTATCATCTACTGGTATGTGATGCAGGATGCTGACCATCCTTATATGCAACAGCGATTCCTACAGATCACTGGCAAACCCTCAATTGATGCTGAGCGTATGCGTGTGGGCGAATGGTGGGAGCGTGATGAGTTCAGGGTCAACGTTGGTCTAGGTGTTGACTCACCAGACTACAAAAACGCCAGAGCCACACAACTGCTGCAGGTGTTTGCTGCATTCAATCAAGCAATGTCAGGTCAGACTCTGCCCAATCTCTTGCCCAAGATGTATGAAGGTTTCCGTGACCAAGTGGCAAGCCTAGGCTATGACCCAGATCAAATGCTGATGGATCGTGACGAGTTTGCTGCTTATCAACAGGAACTGTTGGCACAACAACAGCAACCGCCCCAACCAGATCCCATTGCAGAACAGACCACGCAACTGCAACTGCAGATGTTGGCAGCACAGGTGGCACAACTGCAGGCCTTGGCACAAGAAAGCCAAGCCAAAGCAGACAAAGCACGTGCCGATGCTGATCGCAGCATAGCCGAAGCTGGCAAGGCCACAGTTGAAACTGATATTGCCAGCCTACAACTGCGCCAGGGCCGCATAATGCCAGCCAAAATAAACATATGATAACCTATAGAGAAAAGATAAAACGCATATTCTTTACTGCTCGCGATCTAGGCGAGCGAATGCTGAAACCCGAGCGTGAAGAACGCAGGCAACAGCAGTTTGTGATAGCTCAGGGCGCTGAAAGCCGTGAGTTGATGTCTAAACCCATATTCCAAGATGCAGTGTCAGACATATATCTGCATCTAGAAGCCGAACTTGATTCATTGGAGCCCACACAGGGTGACTATGATTCTCGTGTGCAGTGGATCCTCGCCCAGCGGAGGGCCCTGCGCCAGGTCTGTGCCTTGCTAGACAACAAGATAGCAGCACAGGAACAGCTGGAGACTACTCTCAAGGAGACACAGGAATGAAAATTAATCCTGGTATGACGGCCGGTAAGGGCGCTCCTGGAGCCAGTAACCCCCGCAAGGGTCGCGAAATGGAAACTAAAATGATGGGTTCCAATCCGGCCGAGAAGCACGCGGAAGGGAAACCTGGTGCCAGCAACCCCCGAAAAGGCACGGTAGTAATGCCTTCAACCATTGGTCCTGGCGGTATCGCCGGCAAGATCGGTGGACGTGGCAATCCCGGATCTGACAACCCCCGCAAAGGGTCTATGCAGAAAACGGAAATTTACACTGGAAAGTAAACCCTGAATGTTCCACAACGAGAACAGTCGCCTATCCTGGATCACACCAGGACGCTGACATAACTAGAGGAGACATCAATGTCAACAGTAATAGAACAACCAAGAGATGATGTGCCTATCGTCACAGACGCCACATTATTGGCTGTGCCTAATATGCAAGACCCAGAAGCACGCACGGAATACTTGAAAAAGGTCCGCGCACTGCGCAACTCCGAACCGGCTGTAGCCCCAGTGAGTGAACCAGCACCTGTGATACAGGCCACTGATTCAGATCAACAGCCCGCAGAAGGAACAGTTGCCACAGATGAGGATGATTCAGAAGACGCTATCTATGATCCAGACCCCAGCACCGGGGATACCCCCGATCAGCGCATCCGCTTGTCGGCCGAAGATCTCAAGAACTACGAGATCCCCGTGCAACGTGAAGATGGAACCATAGAATACCTATCCTATGATGAATTCAACAAAACTGTAGGCACTTATTCCAAACAAAACAAAAAGTCTAGGGACCTCGCTGAACGGGAACGCGAAGTAGAAGCATTACGCACTCAATTGGTAGAGCGCTCACAGAATGTTGTGACTGCAACCATTGATGAAGAAGCCAAACTACAACAGAGATACACTTGGGTGACCAGCAGCATAGCGCACGCTGCCCGAAGCAATCAAGATGTTGTGAAGTTTGAAGATGGCAGCTCACGCAGCCTACAGCAGTTGTTGGCAGAGAAAACAGCCTTGGAATCTAGATACACAGTGCTGCAGACTCAACGAGCCACTGCTGAACAAGAACTGGCAGATGCCAGGGAACGTTTCTTGGCCGAACAGAATGAAGTGTTGGAGCGCAAAGCGCCCAAACTCAAAACCGGTCGCACAGACGTAAGCAAATACTTAGAACGTCAGGGTTTTACCAGTGAGCAGGCTAATGCACTCACACACGGCAAAGCCGAACTGTTGGTGTTATTAGACAAAGCGATGAGGTATGACAATGCCACGAAATCGCAAAACAAAGAGAAGCGTGTGGGCCAAAACACCCGTATATTGGGACAGCGCTCGCGTCTGGAAGGACGTGGCGTCACAGTTGGCAGCCCACAGGTCACGAGAATTCAAGAGTTAGAGCGATTAGGCACCCGAGCCAATCGCGAACAACTCAAAGAATTGTATCGTTTGAAACAAGGTAGATAATTTACAAGGAGTATTCTACTATGGCCGCAGTAACCGCACTAAACCTAAACCCAGGTATCACCAGTGATACCCAAGTTGGTGGTCGTGGAAGTTCTGAACAGCGTGGCTTTGACACCACGTTGACATTGATCTCTCGTTTAGAAGCAACCACACTGTCAATGATTGACCCCATCCAAATCCACGCACGTATTTGGGAATGGGAAACTGACAGCCTACGTAACCCCAAGGTTAACGTAAACAATGGCTTCCAGTATTTCACAAATGGACAAAGTCCTACACAGCGTATCGTCCGTAACAACTACACACAGGTCTTTATTGGACCAGTTGAAACTGAAGGCACGCTGCGTCGTGAAGAAACCAATACTGGTGACGAACACGAGTATCAGGTAGAAGAAAAAGAAGCAGTGGCACTGGGTCGTGATATGAACCAGAGCTTGCTGTATTCTGCAGGTGCCAAAGGCATCACCTCAGGCGGCTCCACAAACCGCGTGATGGGTGGCGTTGCATCATTTGGTCAAACCAACCTGAAGTTTGGTGACCTAACCACAGCCGCAGCCAATGCTTATCAGCAGTATACAGTTGCATTCAACCAGGCCAGCAATGGCAGCACAGTCACACCCGCACTCACAGCATCAGGTGGTGTAGGCAACGTGGCCAATGCTGTTAATGATGGCACTACTGTTTGGATGGTGCAGGGCAAGTCAGGTAACGTTGACGTTACCGCAGCCAACGTTGTTGTGCCTACCACAACCTACGAATTCACACGCAAGGCCTTGAACAAAGTGCTGAGCGATGCATTTGATGGCGGTGGTGCACCCACAAACATCGTGGTTGGTCCTGGACTGCGTTCAGTGCTGACAGAAGTGATTGCACGTGGTGGCGCCAATAACGACATCTATCGTGTGAATATGACTGATCCGTCTGAGATTATGAACACCACCAGTGTTTATATCACTGACTTTGGTTTCCGTCTCAGGATTGACACAGAGCAGCAGAACAAGCTGAGCTATGGTGGTGATCCTTCAATGTTGCTGGCATTCAATCCACGCAACATCAAGATGGGTTATATCACGCCTGTGACACGTAACGATGACATTCCGCAGCCAATCTACGGTGCAGCATCTGCTCTAGTAGCAGAAGCAACTGCTGTGTTCTACAACCCAGGAGACATCGTGATGTGGAAAGGTCTAAACTTTGACATCACCAGTAGTGCATACGCCAACATCGCCTAATCAGCGATATAGTGTAAATCAACAAGGCCCCTCCGGGGGCTTTGTTGTTTGTGCTAAATATACTATATTCCGAGGCCCCGAATGACCAAAACCTACAAAGAATCCAACGCCAGATCAGTGTTAAAAGACGGCAACAAAGCCTGGATGTGGCAACATACGATGAACAGTTTCACAGGTCTGCGCAAGCGATTGGCAGATATGCAGGCCGGTAAACTCAACCACTTCACATACAGCCTGCCCAATCCACAAAATCCCCGTGCACCTTTATACATCACTTATCAATATGCTGATGGTCACCTTTATACCACTTACAAGATGGATGATTCAGCTGTATGGGCCTGGTGTGAGCGACTGCGTGAAGAAGACGCTGAGATACGCCGCAGCCACAAGCAAAATGCCGAACTGCCCATCAGAGAATACTACAAATCAACTTGGTTGTTGGAGGCCTACATCCTGCTGAAGTATGGCATTGATGTGTATGGCGAAAGTTGGAATGATCCTACCACTGCTGACTTCAAGAAGTTTGCTTGGATAATGGACCACGATGAGTTTGCCAGCCGATACAAGGTCACACCCTTGATGGAAACACGCGGTATGCCCAATCCTTTTGAGCGCATCACAGTGGCAATGGGTGATGTGGCAGCAGAACTGCGTGACAACCAACTGGTTATCAACATAGGAACCACACAATAATGGCCAATCGCGTCCCACTTCCTAATAGACGAGAACTTCAGACTCTCACAGGTCTCATCCAGGCCATCAAGTATCACCTGAATGTCAGCAGCAATCAAATCATCACAGAAGATTCAGCCTTGGGTTACATCAATGCCGCAGAAGACATTGACCTAACACCACTCAAAACATTCTTTATGAAACGTGCCGAAGTCATCACACTGGACACAGATGGCCGTTATCGCATACGTGATCTACAGTTTCCTATGACAGAACTCATAGGCTTATACTACAGTTATACAGATATGTTCAACCAGCGTGTGTATCTGCAGTATGTGGATCCAGTGACCTTTGGTCAGGGTTATGCTGCATCATTTGCACAGGCCACCTACACCATTATGACCGACGATGATGGGTCCAATGATCAGATCATACAGGTATATCCAGCACCGCCCGAAGCCGAAATCGGCATTGAATACTACTGTGACTGGGCCAAACTAGGTGATTTGACCACCAATTCAAGACTGCAACAGATTTCAATCACTACCACAGGTTCAGCCAATGCCAATGCCACAGTGGCATTCCAAACAGGCATCACAAATGGCAACCTGATGCAGGCCATAAGCACACTGAACATCACCACAGGCGCCACTGCCAATGGTATCAACAATGTGATAGCCAACGCAAATGTTTTTAACTTGATGTATGAAGGCAACTTGGCAGGCAACAACATAACCTATTGGCAGAACGTGCCTTATGGCAACGGTAACATAGCCATATTCACCAGCCCAACCTTTACATCAAACATAGCCAACATCACTGTCACACCCAATGCCAACGTAGGCTTGACGTTTACCTTGGCCAATGTCACAACACCATTCATACAAACAGTGCAGACCAACTGGTTGTTATACAACTTCCCATACCTCTACTACTATGCAGCACTCAAACACGCATACAATGGTCTCAGTGACCAAGAACGCTATCAGTTTGTGGAGAAAGAATTTATCAAAGCAGTGCAGGTATTCCAGCAGTTCACTGACCGTGCTGAATTTGCAGGTGCCAACCAGCAGAGTGACTATAATATGAACGTCAACTGGTAATCAGGAGGTCAAATGCCATTACTATACACAGGATTACCAACACTAGTGCTACGCAGCCAGGATTATATTGTGCCCGATGCCACCTATGAATATGATTTTGGCGGCAACCTAATTTCATCCGCAGAAAACCAAGGCAACGTCACCATAGTGAATAGCCAATCCATCATAGATGAAGGTTCCTAACAGTGCCCCAGTTATACAATGACAACGTAGGCGAAGTCCTTAGAAAATATTCAGCAGACTCAAGTGTTACTGTGGGTCCTGGTGAATCCAATGTGTCTGCCACAGGCGTGCAGCAGATCGTGGCAGGCAATAACATCACGATTAATCCTGCAGGTGGGCAGGGCGTGGTCACTATCCAGGCCAATCTCAGTGGCGCAATTGGTAGTTATTCAAATGCCAATGTGGCCAACTACCTGCCTGTGTATGGTGGCAACATTTTGTTTGGCAATCTTCTGGCGCCTGTTAGCAATAACTGGGGGGCAGGCATTCAAACCAACAGCAATATCATATTCTCGGGTGCCAATGTCGTAAATGCCAACAACTTATCAAATTTAACAACGTCGTTTAGCCTTAATGGCCTAAATCAAAAATACTACGAATTATTTCAAGCAACCAATGTATATCAAAATGAAATAGAAATGGCCGGAGCAGGCCTTATATTTCTCAGCGGTTATGGTAACACAGCAAACAATCAAGCCAATAACGCTCTAACTGCAGCAGTGACAAGCACAGGTATTAGTGTAGAGTTCAATCGTGCCAATGGTTATTATAGGTTAATAAACCTGGATGCTGAGTCCGGCGGCATTGTGGCCTCAGATGAAAACGGATTGCTGACCAACATCAGCAATGGCAATATCATTACCACCGGTAATGTCACGGGCGATTATTATTTTGGTAATGGTGCTTTCCTGTCAGGAATCTCAGCAGGAAATATCACGGGTGCATATTCAAACGCAAATGTGGCCAATTACCTGCAGGTTTTGACTTCAAATGTCACTACCACCGCCAATGTGCAGGCCGCATATTTCATAGGCAATGGATCACAGCTCACTGGATTGCCTGCCAGTTACTCAAACGCCAACGTGGCTGCTTTCTTGCCCACTTACACTGGCAATCTGCAGAGTGGCAACTTGTTGGTAGTGAATTCAGCAGTGATACAAGGCAATCTCACAGTGCTGGGCAACACCACCACCATCAATGCCAACACATTAAACATCACGGACAAAGATATCACAGTGGCCAACGGTGCTGTGACTCTGGCAGAAGCCAATGGCGCAGGCCTCATAGTGGGCCAAGGCAATCTGGCCAATATCATATTCAACAATCCGGCCAATGCCTGGACGCTGTATCCAGGCGTGTCAACACCAGGCAATGTGTCAGGCACCTACATCCTGGGCAATGGCGCTTTCTTGACCGGCTTGGCTGCTACCTACAGCAATGCCAATGTGGCCAACTACTTGCCCATCTATGGAGGCAACATCTCAGCCAACAATGTTGCTGTGATCAGCAATGTGTCAGCTGCTTATTATGTGGGCAATGGTGCTTTCTTGACTGGCATTGCGACCAGCAGTTACTCTAATGCCAACGTGGCTGCATACTTGGCCAGCAACAGTAATGTCATAATAACCACCACAGGCAATATTTGGTCAGACAGCACCATTCGTGGCCGATATGTCAATGCTCTCAGCGCACTCACAGTTGGAGATACAACTGGTGCAAGTTACAGTCAATTATTTAATGATGTATTATATGTTGGTAGAGGCACTAACGCAGTATCTCGTGTGGGAGTTGGCATTGTTTCTACCACTGGCAATGTGGTTGGCAACAATATCATAGCCAACAATTATGTGTATGGTAATGGCGCTTTCTTGACAGGCTTGGCTGCTACCTACAGCAATGCCAATGTGGCCAATTTTCTACAGGTCCTGACGTCAAATGTCACTACTACCGCCAATGTGCAGGCCGCATACTTGATAGGCAACATTCGCAACACCACTGGTGGTTACGATGATGCCAATGTTGCTGCTTACTTGCCAACATATACCGGCAACCTAGCCGCCAGTTCAGACATCATAGCATTGTATGCCAATGCTGCCACACAAAGCAACGCAATAGCCAATTTACAGAGCAATGTCACAACATTGCAAGGCAATATTATTACCATAGACAGCAACATAGCCAATCTATATGCCAATGCTGCTACCCAATCAAATGCAATTATCGCTATTAACAGTGACATTGCCAATCTCACAGGCAATGCTGGTGAACAGGCCAATGCCATAGCCAATCTGCAAAGCAATGTCACAACATTGCAAGGCAATATTGTCAGCATCAACAGCAACATAGCCAATCTATATGCCAATGCAGCTGATCAGTCCAATGCCATTGCAAACCTACAACTGTCACAATATTCCAATGCCAATGTGGCCAACTATTTGCCTGTGTATGGCGGCAATATATCGTTTAGCAACATCACTGGCGTTACAAATGCCAATGCTTTTATAACCACTACAGCTACCACCGGTGTTACCAAGATATGGGCGGGTGCTGTGAACGTGGGCACAGAGGCAATGATCACTAACACTTTCCCAGTTGTAAGTGCGGCTACCAATGGCACCACTACTATTGTTCCTGGACAAATTGTGCTAACTCGGTTGGCAAATGTTGGATATGAGATTGGAAGTTGGACTGTTAATAGTCTGAGTTTAAGAGATAACAATTCAAATACCATTCCTGAGTTGATATTAATTTCTAGCAACGCGGAATATGGCGGAACCATAAGATCATTGTTAACTAAACCAAATGGCATTAGAATAGTTGAAGGTTCAGGCACCGGGATCCAATTTGCCAATGTCAGCGCCAACTGTTACTTTGGCAATGGCTATTATCTAACAGGCATACAAGCCAGCAACATCACGGGTGCTTATGGCAATGCCGATGTGGCCAACTATTTGCCCATTTATACTGGTAATCTTGCTTCCAGTTCGGATATCATAGCATTGTATGCCAACGCAGCTGATCAATCAAATGCCATTACGATATTACAAGGCAACGTTGTCAATATCAACAGCAACATAGCCAACCTATATGCCAACGCAGCTGATCAGTCCAATGCAATTGGTTTATTGCAAAGCAACGTTGTCAATATCAACAGCAACATAGCCAACCTATATGCCAACGCAGGTGATCAATCAAATGCCATTACGATATTACAAGGCAATGTTGTCAATATCAACAGCAACATAGCCAACCTATATGCCAATGCACTTGATCAATCAAATGCCATTACGATATTACAAGGTAATGTTGTCAATATCAACAGCAACATAGCCAACCTATATGCCAACGCAGCTGATCAATCAAATGCCATTGCCAATCTACAGGCCAGTGCCTACAGCGATGCCAACGTGGCCAATTATTTGCCAACATATACAGGTAATCTTCAGTCAGGTAACCTCCTAATTGTAAACTCTGCTGTTATTCAAGGCAATCTCACAGTGTTGGGCAATACCACTACTATAAATGCCAATACTTTAAATATCGCAGATAAAGATATCACAGTGGCCAATGGCGTTGCAACTGCTGCAGAAGCCAACGGAGCAGGCCTCATAGTTGGACAAAGCAATCTGGCCAATATCATATTCAATAATCCGGCCAATGCCTGGACATTGTATCCCGGCGTAGCAACACCTGGTAACATCACTGGTAGCCACATCATAGGAAATGGTTATTTTCTCTCAGATATTCAATACACTAACATTACAGGTGCCTATGGCAATGCGCAGGTCTCTAACTTTCTACAGGTCCTAACATCAAACGTCACCACTTCGGCCAATGTTCAAGCTGCATATTTTATTGGCAATGGATCACAACTCACAGGCATACAAGCCAGCAATATCACGGGTGCATATGGCAACGCCAACGTGGCAAATTACTTGCCAACTTACACAGGCAATTTGGCAGCCAGTTCAGACATCATTGCACTATATGCCAATGCAGCCACACAAAGTAACGCAATCGCCAATTTACAGGCGGCACAATACTCAAACGCCAATGTGGCCAACTACCTGCCCACCTACACCGGTGATATTAGTGCTGGCAACTTGTCGGTGACTGAAAGCATCTACGGTAATTATATCACTGCCAACATCAATATGGTCACCGAAGATCTTTCAGCCAACACAATTAATGTTGGCTCTAATCTCTTGGGTGCTGATGCAGACTTTGCCGGCAATGTCATCGTTGGCGCCGATGTCGTAGTGACTGGTAATGTAACAGCAGCCTATCACCTGGGCAATGGTTATTTCTTGACCGGAATACAAGCCAGCAACATCACGGGTGCATATGGCAATGCCAATGTGGCCGCCTATCTCCCCACATACACAGGCAACTTGGCTCTCAGCAGTGATATCATTGCACTGTATGCCAATGCTGCTCAACAATCCAATGCCATAGCCAATTTACAGGCAGCTCAATACTCAAACGCCAATGTGGCCAACTACTTGCCCACTTACACAGGCGATATCTCGGCTGGCAACATCACTGTGACCAATGACATTTTTGCCAACTACATCACAGCCACGCTAGATCTTTACACAGGTAATGTGGTAGCCAGCGAAGATATTAGTGCCAATAACTTCTCGGGCGGCAATATCAATGTTAATCAAACGGTGTCAGGCAACAACGGCACATTTACCAGCAATGTCACTGCAGCATTATATTTGGGCAATGGTTATTTCCTTACTGGCATACAGGCCAGCAACATCACGGGCGCATACAGCAATGCCAATGTAGCCAATTATTTGCCTACATATACAGGCAACTTGGCTCTCAGCAGTGATATCATAGCACTTTATGCCAATGCTATTCAACAGTCAAATGCCATAGCCAATTTACAAGCATTACAATACGCAAACGCCAATGTCAGCAATTTCCTTGCAAACGGATTTGGCAGCAACACCATAACTACCACAGGCAACATACAGGCCGGCACAGTCAAAGGCACCAACTTCCAGGCTGTGAGCAGCGCTGGTGGCACACTGAAAAATGCCACAGGAGTCACACAAGCTTCGTGGGGCGCAGGCGGCGGTGATAACTTCTCCGTATCCGTTAGCACCAATCTAGATGGAGCCAATGCACAGATAGACATCAGCCCCACAGGCACTGGTCACGTGCATATCAAACCCACAGGCACAGGTGCCGTAGAAATTGCACCTGTCAACACCGGCAGTATCAACAATATGGTGATTGGCAATGTCACACCGGCTGCTGCCAATGTCACAACATTGGGTGCCACTGGTAATGTCACAGCGGCATACTATTTTGGTAATGGTAGTCAACTCACAGGCATAGCCAGTGCTTATGGCAATGCCAATGTTGCAGCATATTTGGCCAGCAACAGCAATGTTGTTATAACCACCACCGGCAATATTACCACATTTGCCAATCTCAATACTAATAATGTTGTAGGAACACCTAACACCAACACAATTATCACCACCAATGGTTATAACTGGACATTTGATATATTTGGAAATATAACATTGCCAGCCAATGTGTTTGGTTTCAAATATGCCAATGGCCAACAGGTAAGTCTAGGCGGATCATACAGCAACGCAGATGTGGCCAACTACCTGCCCACTTTTACAGGCAATGTGGGTGCCGGCAACTTGAACCTAACTGGCAATATCATTGACACAGGTGCTATTGCTATCATCACTGGTGGCGCTGGCAATATCGCACTGGCTCCAAATGGCAGCAACATCATCATAGCAACTACCACTGGAGCCAATATCACAGGCACAGTCACTGCCACTGGTAATATAACAACATCGGCCAATGTGCAGGCTAATTATTTTATAGGCAATGGTAGCCAACTAACAGGTATCACCACCACAGTTGAGATATTCAATCCTTTCTTACTCGCAGGAATGTAAACAATGACAATAGCATACAAAGTTTTGGGACAACTAAATCCCGCAGCCAACACACTCACTACCATATACACTGTGCCCAGTGCCACTGAGTCGGTGTTGAGCACAGTGACCATATGCAATCTCAACAGTGTCAACGCCAATGTGCGATTGGCAGTGTGTCCAGGCAATGCTGCCATTGACAACAAACATTATGTTGTGTATGACAATCTGCTGCGCAACAATGACACATTGACCTTGACCTTGGGTATAACATTGGCCACAACAGACACCATACGAGGCTATGGCAACTTGGCCAACATAGCATTCAACGTGTTTGGCAGCGAGATAGTGTAATGAGCATAAAATTAGTCAGCTCAAGTGAATTAGAGCAGGGCCAAAAGAAACTCAGCAGCCTTACGCAATTTGGCGCCCCAGCATTCCTTAATTTTATTGTTGCCACAGGTGGCAACATCAGCAACGTCACAATTGGCGGCAACAATTTCCGTGTGCATACCTTTACCACCAGTTCTAACTTGGTTGTGACTAGTGGAACAACCACGGATGCCAGTGTGCTGGTGGTAGCCGGTGGAGGCGGTGGGGCTGACCGAGATGGTGGAGGCGGTGGCGCAGGTGGTTTATTGCACTGGGACAGCAATGTGTCGCTTTCCACAGGCAACTATGTGTGCACCATTGGCTCTGGTGGCGCAGGATCACCTTACACAACAACAAACAATGCCCAGGCGGGCAACGTTGGCACCACGAGTTCATTCATAGGTGGCAATATCACGATTACCACATCAGGGGGAGGCGGTGGTGGTGCTGGTGGTGCCAATGGATATAAACTTGCTACATCAGGTGGATCAGGTGGTGGAGCAGCAGCCAATGCACCTACGGGCGCAGTCACCACAGGCGGCAATGGCACAGCAGGTCAAGGCAACAGAGGTGGTAATGTCACATCGCAAAATGCTGGTAGTGCTGCTGGATATGCAGGTGCAGGTGGCGGTGGTGCAGGCGCCGTAGGAGCCAATGTAACATATACGCCTGCTTCGGGTCCGTCGGCCCAGGCCTTTGGTGGTCCAGGCGGCGTAGGTGCCAACATTGCTATCACAGGCACTGGTATTTTTTATGCTGGTGGCGGTGGTGGTGGAGTGCATAACTCCAGCAGCGGCACAGCGGGCACTGGTGGATCAGGTGGTGGTGGCAAAGGCGGCAAGCTTGTGGGTCCTGCCAATGCATTTGGTAATACTACCACTGTCGCCACCAACGCCAATGTGAATTCAGGTGGTGGTGGTGGTGGAGGCGGTGCTATTGATGGTGCCGGTGGCGCTGGCGGCACCGGCGGCTCAGGCATCATTATCATTAGATATCAGGTGGCATAATATGGCACATTACGCATTTGTTAGAGATGGAATGGTAGTAGATATCATAGTAGCCGAACAAGAATTTGTAGATTGGCTGTCAACATCTGGCTATCGCCAACCCGTGGGCGTGGGCAAATGGATACAAACCAGTTATAACACTCACGGCAATGTGCATAGCCAGGGACACACACCGTTGCGAAAAAACTTTGCAGCGGTAGGTTATCTATATGACGCCGAAGCAGATGCCTTTTATCCACCCCGGCCCTATGATACCTGGGTGTTAAACACAGAAACTTATCTTTGGGAACCGCCATTCGCCGCACCAGATGATGGGCAAATGTATGTGTGGGATCCACACACCAACAACTGGGCAGTGTTCAACTATCCTGGAGATCAACAAGCGTGAATATCTCTCACACCACTATTCAAGGCGGTGTAACTTTAACCAGTGCCGCAAGTTCTAAGATTATCACCGGTGGCAATGTATCTTACACTGGTGTTTATACTCTACGCACATTTACCTCAAATTCAAATTTAACAATTACTACAACTTCTAACGGCAATGGCATCAATCCGCAACTGGATCTAGAATATCTATTGATAGCTGGTGGAGGGGGTCACGATTTTGCTGGTGGCGGTGCTGGAGGCGTTTTATCCGGAAACACAACATTATCAGCAGGCACTTACCCAGTTATAGTAGGACAAGGGGGCAATCGTGGCTTTGGTGGTGGCAATTCTACGTTTAATGGATTGACATCTGTTGGTGGAGGCAGTGTTATTACCAATGCAACTTCGGGTGCTGGTGGATCTGGTGGCGGCGCAGCTTCAATGAGGGGCCTTCCTCCTGCACCTGCGCCTGGACAATTAGGTGGCGCAGGCACCCCAGGACAAGGTTATAAAGGTGGAAATTCATTACCTACATCAGGTGGCAGTTTTGGTGGTGGCGGTGGTGCTGGTCAGGCTGGACAGGATGCTGCACCAAATGATCGGTCAGGCGGTGGAGGCAATGGCATACAATCCAACATCACAGGAGTTTTGACTTATTATGCCGGTGGTGGTGCTGCGTTTGAATCTGCCAATGCCTCCGGTTTGGGCCAGGACAATTATGGTGGTGGTAGTAAATTTGTCTCTCCCAGCGCTGTAGATTCAAAACCAGGAGTTTTAATAATAAAATATCTCACAGAAGGCACAGCATAATGTTAGAATCCATAGCAACATTTGTCAAAACACTGCCCAGTTGGTTGGCCATCACAGTAGAAGTTTTATTTGTGATAATTATTTTTATGACCGCACTTACCTTTTTGGCAGGTGTATGGTGTGGTATGCGTATCATTGGTCGCCGTGCCAATGAAATAGAGGCCATTGAACTATGGCCACCCCGAATCAAATTCAAGGAGTAATCAATGCCATTCAAATCCCGAGCACAGGCACGCTATATGTTTGCCCGAGAACCCAAACTTGCCAAAGAGTTTGCTGCCGAAACCAAGAGTTTTGAGCGGCTACCTGAAGCAATCAAACCACAAGGCACCACTGACAAACATCGTGGTCCAGATCGCAACAAGAGAAAAAGTTAAACTATGCCTGTTTTTAAATTCAAAGATTTCACTGGTGGTATGGTGCCTGATGTTTCACCACATCAGCAGCAGGAGCGTGAATTCAGTTTGGCAGAAAACTATCGCGTGCAACACCGTGCAATGGAAAAGATCGGTGGTCAGGTCACTGAGATCACAGGTATGCCATTGAGTGATCCTAACTTTATCACATACTGGGATCCACCTGGTGCGTTGAGTTATTTTGCCACTGCGTTGGGTGGCAACACATATATCACACGTGGCAACACCAACGGCACAGCCATCAACACTGATTTGACAGATTCACGAGTGATAGCCAATATCTTTACCATTGGCAGCCAATACAAAACACAGTTTGAAGCCAACGTGCCATCAGTGGCCAATACCAGCATCTATGTCAGCAACGCTGCTGGCACTGCTATCAGCAACACCACAGACTGGACCATAACCACAACAGGTGGTGGATTCAATATGGTGTTGAACTGCCGTGAAACCGGACCACTGTATGTGGTGCCCACAGGCACGCAGGCTTTCAACCTACAGCAGTTGCCAGGTTGGCACAAAACATCAGCAGATGGAAACACGCTCACACAGCTGGTCACTGCTGACGTTATCTGCAGTTTTAAAGGTTATCTCGTGGCTGGCAATCTCAACATAGCCAGTTACCAAGCCAACAGTAATGTGTTGGGTGCTATAGAAAACTATCCCAGCACCATACGTGTGAGTGCCACAGCAGCACCAGGTTCGGTGCCACAGACCTGGGTGCCAGGAACCACAAACACAGCAGATGAATTTGAGTTGGCCACAACTGATCCCATACAGGATCTCATACCCAGTCGTGATGCTGTTTTGGCATTTACCAAAAACCAATGTTATACCATAGGCACCAGCACTTCTAGTGGCACACCTGTGTCAGCATTGAGCCAGGTGCGTGGTTTGCTGAACAAACGCTGTGCTGTCACAGTGGATGGATTGATATACTTTATCACCACAGATGACATAATGGTCACATCAGGTTCAGCACTGGATTTCAAATCATTGGTGCAACAGACATTCCGTGATTATTTCTTCCAAGAGCGACTCAGCACTGTTTATTATGACAATGCCTTTGGTGAATACAACCGATACTACAACGAAGTCACTTTCTTCTATCCCAACAAGAGCAGCACAGGTCTTTGCAATGAAGCCATTATATACAACATTACTGAACAGAGTTGGACACAGCGCACCATACCACCTTGCGTGGATGCTGTGTATGCTCCAACGTCAGGCAATCAATCAGGAGCCAACACACTGCCTTGGACAGGATTTAACACCGCTTATAACAGGCTGCACAGCCAGGTAGGAAACACACTTTATGTTCACGATACGGAATACAGTTACCTTGGCAACGCAACAATCAGCACACAGTTCGTCAAGATCTTTGACCTTGAACAGCAAGGCCTTGATGCGACAAAGATCAAGAAGATCACGGCCATATATCCGTTCTTCTACGGCAATACCACTGCCCACATTGACTTTGTGTTCTCAAATACGCCGTTTGTTGAACCAGTTAATTTTGCAAATGCTGACTACTCCGGATCATTCGCTACATTGAGCGACTACAAGATTGATCCACAGCGTGGCGGCCGATACATTGCTATGCGTGTGACCACAGATGACACCAACTATCACAACTTCAACAATCTTGATCTTGACATTGAATTCTTGGGAAGTCGTGGATAATGAGTGATCCAGTGTTTATTACCAAAGCACTGACACAGCAGCCCAGTCTTGAAAGTCTGCAGGTGCCTGACACTGGCAGCATTGAACTCAATGCTTATCTTGCAGCACAACGAGATCTTTTGGTGCAGACCATCAGCAATTCAGCCAGTGCCAGTAATGTGTCGCCCACCACACCAGAAGAAACCAAAGATGAATCATTTGGCGCCAAGTGGTTGCAGATACGATTCTCAGATGACTTGTTTGGCACAAACTTTGGCAATGTGATCCAACAAACCAGCAATTATTACTGCCTATACAACGATTCAGGAAACAGTGAATTTCAGGCGGTAATCAATGAAAATTTTGGTGATTATACCCCAATTCCCACCCTAAATGGATGGAGAACACTGCCTGTTGGTAATACGGCCAGTTTATTCAATCTCACACTTTATTATCAGATCAATCCTGGTCGCGTGGTCAAGTTTGTGATTGATGACGCCAATGTCTCCAACACATTCCTGTCAACACAACCTGGATGGTATACATTTGATCTGTTTAATGGTGTATATCCCAATGGTGTCAGCAACATCACACGCCAGGCCTATACACCTTTGGACCTTGACATCAGCACTGTTAGCCAAACAGGTAATCAGCAGGCACAAGACACTGCCAGTATCTTGAATTTACAAACTGGCCAATACACCAGTAATGTGGTGTTTGTTGAAATGCTGGATGGACAAGGTCGTTACGTTGATACCTATGCGCACGGATTCGTTGCGCAGGAAAGCAATGCATTTAGTTTTACCAAAGGTTATCTTGAAGGCGACAGCACCTATGTTCGCTCCACACCTGCCAATACCAGTTACTCAGTTGTGACCACTGGCGATGGTGTATATGTAGGCCAAGATGTGTTGGAATTGGTAGTGTCAGGCAACTATGTGGTAGACACCGACACAGTGTATGGTGCTTTTGAAAACAATGGTCGTGTGACCACCAGCACTGTGCGCATACAAGATACCACAGAATTTTGGGCCACTGCCACAGATGTGATCCACGGCAATCGCAGCACTGATTTCAATCAGATGCACGCCAACAGCGTGTATACCAACAGTTTATTGCAGGCCAATGGTGTGCCTTGGACATTTGGCGGCACTTACAGCAACGCCAACGTGGCAGCATATTTGCCCACATATGGTGGCAACGTAGGCAACGGTGCAGGATATATTTTTGGTAATGGCAGATTCTTGACAGGCGGCACTTACAGCAACGCCAACGTGGCAGCATATTTGCCCACATATGGTGGCAACGTAGGCAATGGTGCAGGATATATTTTTGGCAATGGCAGATTCTTGACAGGCATCACATCAAGCAGCAATGGTGTGCCTGCTGGCAGCCTTTACACAGTGCAATTCAACAATGGCAACAGTTTTGGCAGCAGCGAAAACTTCTACTATGATCCCACTGCCAATGAAGCCGGCATCAACCAAACAGTTATACACAGCAATGGACGTGTGGATTTCAATGCCAATGCATATATCACTGCCACACCAAGTTTACGGTTAAATCAAACCACCTATACTAGTCAGATGACCGCAGACGCATTTGATGCCTTAAACTTAAATACCTTTGAATTTATCACAGTGTCAGCCAATGCCAATACGGGTATACAAACTGACTTTTACACGCTGAATCAAGCCAATGGTTTGAGCCTTGGCACACCATTTTTTGGCAGCACTAATGCCAACTTGTTTATTCGCACAGATGGCAACATCTACGGTGCCAGTGAAAATCGCGGTGTGTTTTACTGGGGCAACTACTACAGTTCAGCCAACAATCAATACACAGTGACCTATGCCAATGGTGTCAGCAACTGGGGCGAAGGCAACACCATAATACGGCCTTTGAGTGCTGCTGCATTCAATCTTGGATTGAATGTCAGCAACCGCATAGAATTACAAAGTGATGGTGATCTGTTTGGTGGATATACCGGCACAGGTAATCTCTATTGGGGCAACACTTCAGTGGCAGCGCAACGTCTCACTGTGTTGAGCAATGGTGCAGTGAGAACAGACACATATCAATACAGCAATGGCACACCAGTTACCTTCGGTGGAGGTGGTGGCAATGGCACACCAGGTGGTGTGAATTTAAGTGTGCAGTTTAATCTAGCAGGCACGTTTGCAGGCGAATCCACATTCACATATGATTTCACACAGAATCTATTGAACATCAGCAATGGTGCCGTGGCAGTTGACTATGCCAATAGCAATCCAATGTTTGAAGCAAATGCACGCGGTGGTTATATTGGGTCATATTATGGCACAGGTGCCGCACAGTTTGAAATTGATAGTGCTACCGGTAGATTGGCATTGCTATATCGTGATGGAGTATCCAGCAGCTTGATACACAATCCCAGCACAGGTTTCACCGGCGTTTACAATCGCGCAACCGATCCTGTATTTGCTGTCAGTGCCAACAGTAACACTATGAGTCTCAATGCTGTGGCTGTATTTGGTGCTGATTTTTACGTGGAATCATTGGATGGCAGCACTGACTTGTTCAATGTTAATCCTGGTTCCAATTCCATAACAATAAGCACAGTCACAGGATATACTGCGGCCAGTATTGGTGCCAAAGGTGATGGAACACAAACAAGGATGAGCCTTTTTGCTGATGATGGACATAGGTTTTTTGATTTTGAAGCAGATGGTGAAATAGAATTCAAAAACATTAGTGAAAATAAAGTAGTAAGAGTCACCGATCAAGGCAACATATCGTTCAGTGATGGTTTTTCAACGGGTGGCAACACAGCCAACACACTGTATTCAATGACACCCGGCGGCAGCATTACCACACATATTTTTAGACCCAGTCCTTTTGTTGCAGATAGCACCTTTGTGCTGTCAGTTACGGAGAAAACAAACACACGAATTTTTGGTATAGCAGCCAATGGTGCCTTACAGGCTTCATATTTCTCTTCAGGACCTAGTGATACTTCTACCGCGGTAAGATGGGTGCGGTTTAGTCACGTATCGCTGGGCAACCTATGGATGCCATTATACCAATAATGGAAATGCAATAAATATACAAAGGAATCAATAGATGGCATCATTAAACGATATATTATTTGGCGGAGGGTTAGCAGGAGCATTTGATGCAAATAAAGCTGCTAGGCAACGCTACGGCACCCTGGGGCAAGACGCAGCACAGCGTTTGGCTGCCATTGGTCGTGGTGAGGTGCAGCAGGGCATCAATCAAAACATCCTAGGCAGTTATCAAAACCCAGCGTTGGATGAAGCCATCCGGACCAGCCAATTGGCTGCACAGCGTAGATTCGCTGAACAGGTAGCGCCAGGCATACAACAACAGTTTGCTGGTTTAGGCACCTTGGGGTCGGGTCGCTCGGCAGTGGCCACTGGCATCGCACAGCGTGGTCTAGAAGAAAACTTATCTGATATAGAAAGCAAGGCCCGACTCAATGCCTATGACAAAGCCTACTCGGCTGCTGTTAACGCAGGCGCAAATGAATTTCAAGCACGCCAATCTGCCAATCAATATCTAGCAGGCCTTGGCAGTCAAAACATACAAGAAGATACGCCCAGCAATTTGGCTGCCTTGATGGGCCTTATTGGTCCCGACAACATACGCAAAGCCTTGGGTGGCATCATAGGCGGCATTGGTGGCATACCACCCACAGGCAATCAAACAGGTGGCACTGGAGGCATTGGTGGCGCCATTGGCAACATTGGTGGAGCCATTGGCAAGGGTATTGGCAATCTCATAGGTGGTCCTACAGTTCCGCCAGGATTTGGCCAAGGCAAGTCAGGAGATGCTGATCGTGACATAGGTCCCATTGTGCCGCCACCAGGATTTGGCCAAGGCAAGTCAGGAGATGTTGATCGTGACATAGGTCCCATAATTGGAGAACCCGCGCCAGGATTTGGTCAAGGCAAGTCAGGAGATGCTGATCGTGACATAGGTCCCATAATTGGAGAACCCGCACCAGGTGTTCCTGAACTGCCCAGTTATGGTGGGGGATCAGAGGATGGCGGTTACTACGGTGGCACAGGCGATTTGGGAGAGCCGATTATAATTGGAGGGCCCACACCTTTTCCTGAACTGCCCAGTTATGGTGGCGGATCAGAAGACTATGGTTACTACGGTGGCACAGGCGATTTCAATATTCCGATAGAACCAAGTTTGCCTGTTGAACCACTTGACAATTTTGATCTGTTTGGACAAGAAAACTGGTGGAATCAACCCACGCTACCCACACCGCCAGACAGCACAGAATTTTGGCCTGTAGATTCCAACAACAACTGGAACTTTGACATTGATTGGTCACTGCCAGATTTCAATTGGGACTTTGACGGTTGGTTTGATTTTGACTTTGGGAATTGGTTCTGATGGCACAACAACTTACACAACAACAACTGCAAGGTTTGACACCTTATTTGCGTAATCTCTATGCGAGAGATCCTGTGACGTTCAATCAGCGTTTTGCTTATATGGTTCCGCAGGCTGCTGCAGCACCACAGGTGCCACAACCAGCAGCACCAGTGGCACCTGTTTCGCAACCAATGGCTATGCCAGCACCAGCAGTGATGCCACAGCAACCTGCTGTTTCACAACCGCAGATGCCTGCACCCACACCGACTGGACCTGCCAACCTACTGGCACCAGAAGTAACACCTCAAATACAAAATCAAATTATGGGACAGCAGATCACTGGTGCACCAATGGGTATGCCTGGCTTGGAAACAGGTGCACCACAATTTGGACAAGCTCCTGTGAGAGCGCCAATCAACGCGCCAATGCCAAATATGTTGGATAAAACTATGCCTCAACTGCCCGCTGTCAGCAGCAGCCAACAGACAGCACAAATGGCAGCCACTGGCAGTGCTCCTGCTATGGCACAGGCACAGGTTCCGGCCACAGCTGCATTGACAGCACAACAATACAACGCACAACGCAACCAGCAATTGCAACAACAGCGTGCTCAAGAACTACAGGCAGCACAACAACGTTTCCAAAAACAACAACAAGATTATGCTGCCAAGATGCAGCAACAGCGTGCCGCTCAAGAAGAAGCAATGAAAAAGGCACAAAAGACCGCACTGACCAGCAGTCTAGCAGGAGCAGCTGGTTCAGCATTGGGCAGGAACCTAGGCTCACAGTTTGGACAGAATCTAGGCCTAAGCAAGGGCTTGGGCGGAGCATTAGGCGGTGCACTGGGTGGTCTAGCAGGATCAGCCCTGGGCGGTGGCAAGGTCACTAGCAAGTCAGCATTGGGTTCTATTGGTGGCAGTTTGTTGGGTTATGGTATCAACAGTTTGTTTAGCCAACCACAACAACAGGCCAGCAGTAATAGAAGTTGGAGTAACTTATTTGGATTATTTGGATAATGGCACAAAACACTAACAATTGGTATCTCAGTTTGTTGCAGGATCGTTATCCTGACTACACTGATGGTGCTTTCAACCAACCACAGCAGCAACAAAATCTGGGGCGCTTGCCCGTCAAGACATTTGCACCGCCCAATCCAGTGGCACGTCGGCAACAGCAACAGCCCAACATATTGAATGAATTGATGAAACAACAAGGCCAAGGTATGCCGCCAGGAACCAATGCTGCCAGCCTTGGCGCAATATTGGGTGGAATGTTCCCCCAACCCGTGCAGCCAGGTGTGCCCACAGGTGGTGACGCAGATGCACAACAAGGTGGCTTCTATGGCCAGATGCCCAGCCAAGACGCAGATGCACAACAGGGTGGCTTCTATGGCCAGATGCCTGCACCTACAGAAATGCCGGTGCCGCCCGAATATCAGTATTTTGACCAAGACCTTTACGGATGATGAATATGGATGAAACTAATTTAGCAGCACCACAAACACTGGTTCCCGGTGAAGTAGCAGGCGTGCCCGAACCAGTTGATCAAGGCCAACCATCATTGGGCACAGGCATACGGCCACAGGGCCTTAACCTTAATCCCATTAAGTTCTGGAAAGATATAGGCAAGAACGTGGCAGATGCCGGCAGTTATAGCCAGGGTGTTGAAAACTTTGTGCGTGATCCTTTGAATGCACAGGCCTTGACCAGTATGCCACCTGAGTTGGTTGAAAAGGTAGCAACCAAGACCCAAGACATCGCTGACATCAATGCCAATCCTGCCAAGGCCATAACTTATGGTGCTGTGCATACCACAAGACTACAACAGGCCTATGATGACGCACTGCGCAATCGCGAACCTGGCATTGATCAAGATAAATTCCTCAATGACTTCTTTGAAAAGAATATGCAACTCAAACGCAACTTTGCAGAACGTGCTGCCACAGATGCTTATCGTTTTGCTTTTCTCAGTGGTCGTGGGCCCAAGGCTGCAGCAGATGCAGCACAAAGCACTTATGTAGAAGCCAGTAAAAACATACAGGGCATACAAGACGAAATATTCAAAACCGAATACGAAAACAACAAGACCATCAACAACTTTGTGAGTGGTCTGGAAACAGTGATGCGTAATGAATCACGTGAAGGCCGTAAAGCTGCAGATGGTGGCCGTGTGCCACTGGGGGAACAAGACAGGATCACTCTGGCCACAAGACTGCAACGCATAGTCAAAGCCAAAGATGTGGCAGGTGGTCGCGCACTGTTGGCTGAAGTAGAACAATTGTATGGACCCAAGGTAGCACAATATGTGCGCCAGGCTGTGCCCAAACCACCACTCAGTGAAGGTGAACAGAAAACTGTAGCAGCATTGAAAGAATTTGGTCTAGGCCGGTATGCTCGTGAATTTGAAGACACTGGTAGCCTCAGTGAAGAAGGTGCTGCTGCGCTAGAAAAGAAACGTGTGCAGAAACTGATGGGCGAAAAAGGTGTTGATCAACTGACCAAGGAACTGGGAGATGTCACAAAATACTTTGGCAGTGAGCCTGGAGTGTTTGAAGCAGTCAGCAGGATACGTGCTGGCACTGGCAACGAAGCAGATGCACGTTTGGTGTCACAGAAACTGGGCCAAGTAGAAGATCGCAAGATTGAACTCAAAGGTAAAGAAACCAAGACCGAAGCACAGGCTCGTGCTGATGTTGATCTCACAATGAAACCCCAGATTGAAACAGCAGTGGCCACGGCCACATTACCTGTAAAAGTTCAGGAAGCACAGGCCAAATCCAATATTGAATTGGCTGCTGCTGGTCCCAGAGCCGCTGCCACAGAGCGTGCCAAAGCATCAGTTGAAGCAGAGGCATTCCTGCCACAACAGGTGGCACAAGGCAAGCAAGCAGTAGACAGCATCAATAGTCTCTTGGCCAATCCTGCATTCAAACAAGGTGCTGTGGGTCTCACTGGACCGGTGGCCCGAGTGATCAGCAGTGTGATAGGTGGCAATAGGTATGCTGACTTTACAGGGCAATTGGAAGTGATCAAATCACAGCAATTCTTGGCTGGTGTGGCACAGATGAAAGGCTCTGGGGCGCTGTCTGATGCTGAAGGTAAAAAGATTGAAGCAGCCACTGCGGCATTGAATGTGAATATGTCGCCTGCAGAGTTTGAACGCCAACTCAAGATCATCCGCGATACCATACAATCAGGCATTGATCGCACAGCAGCCAAGGCCAACAAACCAACTACAGAATTGCCACGTGTGGCAGCACCTGGCTCACGTCCACCTTTAAGTTCATTTGTAAGATAATCTATGGCATTTGATCGCGAAGCTGCCAAAGCAGCAGGATACACAGACGCTGAAATACAAGCGTATCTGCAACAACAGGCACAGCCAGCGCCCGCAGGTGCTGCACCTGCTGCATCAGGTTTTGATCGCGAGGCTGCTCGTGCTGCTGGTTACACTGATGCGGAAATTGAACAATTTCTCAAATCCGGCACTGAATCTGTTGCAGGCACATATGACGCCAGCGAACCCACACTGCTGGGCACAGTGGCACAGGCCACATTGCCAGCAGCGATGCGTGGATCCACAGGCATCAAACCAGAAACTGTGAAAGCAGTCACAGCACCCATAAAAGGTGTGGCATTGGATTATCTTGCCAAACCCCGAAGAATGGCATTGGATGTGGGTCTAATGGCCTTTGGTGCTCCACCAGTGGGCGCAGTGCTCACCGGAGGCGAGCGCATCAAACAAAGTGTTGATGCAGCCAAGGCCACCAAAGACGCAGCCAGCAAAGCATTGAGTGCCACTCCCAGAGACATAGATGCTATAACAGGCAAGCAAGTGGCGCCCGCTGTGCAACGTGCCTACGATGGGTTGTATCAGAAGATCAAAGTCATAGCACCTGGCAAAGAAGCAGAAATGACACAGGCATATGCACGCGAAGGCAAC